CCTATTCCACCCGTACCACCAGTAGAATAATTAATAATCACTAAATTCAATTAAAATGACACAAGTCAAAGAAGGTCAGCTTGCGGCCGCCAAAGAAGTTCGCGCAAAGCAACAGCAAATCCAGATGGAGCTTGGCGCCCTCTATGTATCTAAGAAGGAAATTGAGGCACGTCAAGACGAGCTCCTCGAAGAGCTTCGAGTGAGTGGAGATAAAATTAAAGAAATTATGTCTGAGCTAGAAAAGGAGTACGGCTCAGGCTCGTTGAATCTTGAGACGGGGGAGTTTACTCCCGCCGAAGCCCCTGAAGCGGAAATCGTAGAGTAATGAAAAAACTTATACTTCTCCTATACTCGAGCGAAGCCCCTCTTTGGGGCTTTTCTTTTTTTTTATATCTTTGCTGTATGAAAGACTGGATAATGAAACTTATTGGCACAGGAGATGAGGTCTCATCTAAGCGTGTCATTGGCCTGACTGGCGCTGTTGTTCTGCTAACGATGTTGGTAGTCAATTCATTTAGCCCGCAAGATATTGCGCCAAGCGATGGGCTAGTCAATGCCGTGTTGGTCTTAACTCTCGGTTGCTTTGGCTTTACCTCCCTAGATAAATTTGCTAAGAAATAATGAACGTGGGCGACGCAAAACTATACGCCGTTAATGCCGGGACTCTGGCTATGTCAATGACGGAGATTGAAACAACCTTGAAAATAATCTTGCTAGTCGCCTCTATTGGGTACACGGCCCATCGGTGGCACCTCCTAAATAAAGAAAAAAATAAGTAAATGGCTAAGCCGCAAACCACCACCTCTTACGTAAGCAAGAGCAAGAAGCGGGCAAAGCACTCCAAGCAGGAGAGCGCCAACAAGGCCAGCAAGAACTACAAGAAGCCATACAAGGGGCAGGGATGAACCTATCTAAAAGCTTTACGCTTGCAGAGCTAACCAAGAGCCAGACGGCTACGCGCCTGGGGATAGACAATACGCCCACGCCAGAGCAGCTTGAGAATCTTGTTGAGCTATGCCATAAGGTCCTGCAACCGCTTCGCGATGCTGTTGGTCCAGTCCTAATCTCCAGCGGACTAAGGGTCCCCGCGCTAAATAAGGCCATAGGCGGTAGCACTACATCTCAGCACTGCGCTATCAACGGGGCCGCCGCTGACATTGATGTCAAAGACAACAGGAAGGTGTTTGACTACATTAAAGACAACCTCCAGTTTGACCAGTTAATATGGGAGTTTGGCGACAGGGAGAGTCCTGACTGGGTGCACGTTAGCTACCACTACGGAAAGAATAGGGGGCAGGTTTTACGCGCTATCAAGAAAAACGCAAAGACAACGTATATAAACTACAAATGAAATGCCTAATTTATTTTTTATTAGCCCTTACGCTAAGTGGATGCTCAGCAGAATGGCATTTACGAAAGGCCGTCAGGAAAAATCCAGAGCTTCTCAAGAGTCAGACAATCAATGTGACGGACACGATTGTCTTGCCGGGTGTGGCACTGATGGACACTGTCATACTAAAACAGGTGGACACCATTACTTTGGTCAAGGACCGATTCCGGGTCAAGCTTATGCGGAGCTACGACACCCTCATAATCGATGGAGGGTGTGATAGTGATACAATTATACGCACCGTCCGCGTGGACGTCCCCCAGTTAGTTGTTGGAGAGTCTGGTTTTCAGCGAGTTCAGCGATATACTTTTTGGGGCATTGTTACATTGTTGTTATTGGCCATTGCTGCGTTAATAATTAGAAAGAGCCTCCCGTAATTTTATTATCTTTGTTTTCTAAGTAAATTAAAAGAGATGGCAAAGATTAGCACATACCCAGTAGTAGCCCCACTAGGCTCTGACATTATTATAGGTACAGATGCTAGCGCGTCTAACTCCACAAAAAACTTTACTGTTCAGTCTATCGCTGACTTTACCTCGTCAGCATCTGTCCTTGGGTGGGCCCGGTATGACGACGGGGAGCATGACTCGGTTAATAAATTTGAGCTTCTTGACGGAATAACAAATCAGTTGCCAAATAATTCAGCGCTTGTAGCCTCATACGGCCCGTATTCGTTTTATGATGGCGAATCTGGAGAATTATTAGCCATCAATGAAAATGATACATACTCTATTTCTGTTATGTTTAAGGCGTCCTCTTCAATGGCAAACAACACGCACATTGACTTTAATATGGTGGGCGTGGGTAGCGTTGAGCACATTGCAAACACAATGGCGTTTGCAAAGGGCAATAATGAAACGCAAAATTTCTACAACGTGTATCAGTACTATGCCGATGCAGCTTTTATTTCAGGCAACGTAACCATGGAGGTTGCCGCCAGTGGGGGAGATGCCCTCGTGTGGGACATTGTTTACTTAATCCAACGCAATCAGATAGGCGTTTAATTTTATTTTAATGGACATCCGCAAAGTATCCGTTGGCGCGGACTATAAGTCTAGCGCTATGCACTACATCGTCGACCAAGAGGTCCTTGGTGGCTCATATAAGATTCATTTAATTCAGGTGGATAAGGAGAGCAACCACGTAAAAATTTGGGTAGAGAGCGAAAGTGAAGTCTTTCTTTGGAAGGAGTTCAATAGCAATATGCCCATATCTATAGAGTATAACATTAATTTTTAAACGCCATGAGCAAAAACCTTGACAGCTGGATTTCACAACTTGAGGATGCCCCACAACCAAATGCGTGCAGCATTGACAACCCCGATTGCGAAGGCTGTGGCTCATGAGGTCCCCCCGTTCCTTTATTATTAAGCCCTCCAACGGCCGCCGATACGATAACATAAAAGATATCGGTGGCATGGATTTTATTGTCAGCTCCTCAAAGGAAGACCACAGGGTATCTAATAGGTTCGCTGAGGTTGTAGAGACGCCAATTGAATATGATGGACCCATCAAGAAGGGGGACGTTCTGGTCGTACACCACAATGTGTTTAAGTTCTATAACGACATGCGCGGGCGCGAGAGGAGTAGCCACAACTTTGTCAGGGACGATACGTTCTTAATTAGTGATGAGCAGTTTTTCTTGTTCTACGACGGAGAGCAGTGGAAGACGACGGGGAAGTATTGTTTTATAAAGCCCTCTCCCGTGAAGGACTACTACATTACTAAGCCCGGGTCGGAGGAGCCTCTTGTTGGAAAAATTAAGTACATTACAGATGAGCTACTGAGCCACGGCCTATCGGAGGGCGATGAGATTGCATTTACGCCGGAGAGCGAGTATGAGTTTAATATAGAAGGCGAAAAGCTTTATCGGGTAAATAGCAATAACATTTGTATCTTGCTAGAATGAATACCAATGAAATCAAATTACAAATTATAAAGGCTGGAGAGCGGGCCGTCAGGGAGCTTATTAAGGTTGCGGAGGAAGACATCATCAGGCCGGACCTCGAGGAGGAGCTTGCCGCCGACAGGCTTAAGAACGCGGCCGCCACCAAGAAACTTGCCATCTTTGATGCCTTTGAGATTCTTGCTCGCATAGAGGCTGAGCGCATAGCAATTGAGTCTCCAGTTGAAGAATCTAAATCTAAGGGTGGTTTTGCAGAACGAAGAGCAAAATAATATATACGGAATTGTCTATGACGTAATACCCGACGCGGTCTTAAAGAAAAAGAATAAGACAAAGAGCTGGGTTTATGGGTATGATGATACGTATGACATTGTTGTCATCTCAAAAGATGGCACCATTGGCGATATATACAATATTAGTGGCCTAATGATTGCTCTTCCGCCGGAACCGGAGAAGATTTCCTCCCGCAGTAAGAAGGAGGAGCAACAGTACTGGGAGCCGTTTGAGTATCCTATTGAGTTAAATAAAATAAAATCCATATTTGCGTGGCACGAAAAGTCCCCTGAGTTTAAAAATCGGTGGGTAGACTACATAGAAAGGGAGTTCGAGCGCAGGGAGGGTGGTTTCTGGTTTATGAACGACGGGATTCCAACATACTTAACGGGCTCCCATTACATATATCTACAGTGGACAAAGATTGACATTGGCCTCCCTGACTTTAGGGAGGCTAATAGAATCTTTTTTATATTCTGGGAGGCATGCAAGGCAGACTCTAGGTCCTTTGGTATGTGCTATCTAAAGATTCGACGTTCTGGATTCTCTTTTATGGGCTCGTCTGAGACCGTGAACATAGCCACGATGGCTAAGGACTCTCGCGTTGGCATCCTGTCAAAGACTGGGGCCGATGCCAAGAAGATGTTTACGGATAAGGTCGTCCCCATCAACAGCAATCTTCCGTTCTTCTTTAAGCCTATTATGGATGGCATGGACAAGCCAAAGACTGAGCTTGCCTACCGTGTCCCGGCGTCCAAGATTACAAAAAAGAACATGTCTAAAACTGAGCCGGACGACGTTGAGGGGCTAGACACAACTATTGACTGGAAGAACACGGCGGACAATAGCTATGACGGGGAAAAACTACAGCTC